ATATTTGCTCTCACTATATATGATATCAGATTAATTTCAAAATTAATCCGTATTCAAAATCATATTTGATCGGATTCGTCAATTAATAGAATTGAAAAAGTTTCACAATTGAAGGGCTTAAGAAAGCACTTCGTTCGCTTATCTTGTTCAGAACCTTTAATAAAGATAGAAACCTCCGTATGGAGGTCCTCTCTACGTCAAGATTCCAATTTCAATTTAATTAACCTAGCAGCCTTACAAGACAGAGTCACTAAAAATGACAATGTCTGTAGAGCGGTCCTTACGGTTTGTTGAAAGTCGAGAGATTTAAACTTAGTCCCCTCCATTGACCTGAGTAGTATAACTGCCCAGGGACCAGCGAAGGAAGACTTAGAATTAATATCTAACGAAATTCTTCAAAACTGAAGTAAACTAGGTATCAAAAGTGATTCTCAAGAATACTGATACGAAGATGCTATGAGCATTAAACCAATATGGTCCTCTAAAAGAGGGCCGAACGGCCATGCTTGTTACACCTCCATATTAGAGGAGGCTTCAAGACCGGAAGAACAAGAAGTAATTCTCAGCAGAATTGCTGAGCATTATGGATGTTCGACCGGCGATGTAGTTTCCCCTACTCTTTCTTTGAATGCGAAAGAGCAGAATCTCAGATCACCCAAAACCCTGTTTAGAAGGTTGTCAGCATTAGCAGATTATGAGGGCAAAACCCGAATAATCGCGATTGCAGACTACAAGACACAAACAGTGTTAAGGCCAATTCATGATAGGTTAATGACCATGCTCAAAAGAATGAGTATGGACCTAACTTATCATCATGATAACATTGCGAAAGAAGTCAGTAAGTACTGGATCAAAGGGGATGGTTTACCAACCTCTATTGATTTAACAGCAGCTACTGACCGATTTCCAATGGAAATCATATGCACGGTTGTAGGCAGAATATGAGGATCTGAGACCCTCGTAGACAGCTGAAAACAGTGCATGATTGGTATTGATTTTGCGACTCCGATTACAGAATCTGGCCGTAATATGGTAAGATACAACGTCGGACAACCAATGGGCTTATACAGCTCATGGGCGTCTTTCGCTATATCAAATCATGTTATAGTCAGATTAGCTGCCGTCAGGCTCAACTTAAATAAATTCGAGGATTACCTTATACTTGGAGATGACATAGTCATATTCAATGATAAAGTAGCCCAGGAATATACGAGCATTATGAAGTATCTTGGGGTTTCAACGAAACCACAAGACTCCATAATGCCAAAGAGTTCTCAATCCCTCGAAATAGCAAAAAGGCTATTCCGAGGAGGAAAGGAAATAAGCCCCATACCATGAAGATTAGAACAAACCTCAAAAGGGTTATTCGTCTATCATTGTATGGAAGTAGGCTTACTAAATTCTTTGGTTAGCTTGTATCCCGGGTCCGCTAAACCTATGACATCGGCCGCTCTTCTTTACATGTGGAGCAGGCTCCCTGAATGGGGACCTGCATACACTTTTCAGAAGATTTCTGATACATCGTCTGGCTCCTGAAAGGATAACCAGAACATAAGTCAGACTACCATTGAACTCGCACATGAAGTGTGGGTTAAATGGAGTACGGTCGAGTCATACAAGCTCTTTAATAGAAAGGAATCTGAAATTTCAAAGGTTAAACCTAGGAAAATACAGAGACAACAATTAAAGAACTTAGCGCGAAAAGGAGTGCGAACAAGCATAATCGCTAGTTCCCATAAAGTAGTAACACAGTACAGTTCAGAAGTGCTTGAAAAGGCACTTATCAACTCTACTGCATACCGTTACATCGAAAACATGCACTCTTACCAAAGTAAGAACAGTGTGATTGATGTAGTTGAACTATATCCTTCTTACAAAGCCTCTATCACAGACATGCGCGACTGAGTCGCCGTTGATGCTGATATGGTTTTACTCGATAAGAAAGAAACAGTTGACAACCAATTGATCCTTGGTATAGAAAAGGCCCTAACGGACCTGAACTACACAGAGGAGCAAACGACAGCGCTATACGAGCTGGTACTTTCCCAGTGCCAGCGAATATAGTTAATACTGTATGAGAGCAAGATTTCCTATTGAATCGTAAAACAATAGGGGAATCGTCTTCTTTCGGGAAGGCAGCCCAGCTCGTTG